CTTAATTTATTAATTCAATACTCTGGTATTGAAGTATTGAACATAAATGGAGAACTTCCTAGCTTCGATGCTGATGATAATTTTATTCCAGGAAATAGATATGAAGTCATTCCTGGAAATGTTTATCTTGATGATTTCTCTGTAACGGAAACTGGTGTATTTATTCCTGATGTTGATGTTAGGGCTAAAAAAGGTGAAGGTAATTATGGTATTGGTTCATTAACGGAATACTATGACCCATTAATATCAGAACCTCTTTATTATGATAATGATGGATTACCTGGACCTACACAACTTGAAGCTTACAATGATACAACTGCTCCATTAGAAGCACAATTTATTTTTTATCCAAGATTTTTCAATGAACAAGTTTTTGATAGAGAAGAAGGACTAGTAGGTAGGTTTGGTAGTAATGCAACATTTTCAGCTGAAGTTATAAAAAATGATTTCAGAAGAGGTAGATTTTATTTATATGATGTAGATTTTGGAGATGGTTCAGAAAAAGAATTTACAGATACCCCATTAAGATTGGGTAATAATATTGCAGTTTATCACACTTATACAAAGTCTGGTATTTATGAAGTAACGGGTTATATGTTAAGAACAAGACCAAGTAAGAATGAAGACGGAACACCAAATCACGATGAACCAATTGGTGTATTACATAATAAAAAATTTACGGTTAGGATAAATGTTAATGAAGGTTTGGATGAAGACTTTACATATTTTGGTTCAGAGGATGGGTTTTCTTATATTCCATATAAAAACACCTCACCTGTTGTTGGTGGAATTTCAAAAGAAAGTTCTTATTATAAAGCTATTAAAAGACAACTTGGGTTTATTGGTAATGAATGTAGACAAGTTGAGTTTGCATTAAGGTCACAAAATGGTGGTAACGACCAATATTATCTTGCACAAGATTATCCATACTTTG